GTCTCCTGTTGGCTAACTGTCGAAGTAACCGACGTAGCGGGCGTCGATCATCACCTGCTTCTGCCGGTCGGTCTGATCGGTCTGCCCGAAGTGGAAGATGCGCACGGCGTCGTTGCGTCCGGTGCGCGGTAGCAGGCAGCCGACGAAGCTGCCGTCGTCCCCCGGCTGAGCGCCGAGCCGCGTCACGGAGAGCGGGCCGTCCAACGCCGCGTGAAACTGCCCAACGATCTGGATGATGTCGTACTGGTTGGCGTTGATCTCATAGCGGCTGGTAAACAGCAGGTTGATGTCTACGCTGACCTCGTGGTAGTCGATGCTCAATTCCCGCGTGAAAGGGCCGGACATGCGAATCTCGACCCGGGCGGGGGCTTCCATGTAGGCGGTCGTCCGTTCGTCCAGACCCTCCACCAAAGCCGGGATATTGGCCTGCTGGGCAAGTTGCTTCATCAACGTCGCCACGGACGCAAAGGCCCACCGTGCCCAATTGGGATCGACCGCCATCGGAGCACCTATGGACTGGTGAACGAGTTGTCTTGGAGCGTAAGCTGATCGGCTGTCGAGAGCCGCGTTATCCGCATGTCGCAGACTTCGACCCGCCCTTGGAGTTCCTTGGCGATCACCAGCCAGGCCCGGTGATATTCGTAGTCCGTCACGCTCTCGATGTCGTAGTGGCGATCGTTGAAGACGATCCAGTCGTCCTTCTTGAGCACGAGGTCCGGCGGGACTTCGCTGCGGTCGAATAGGAAGTGTCGGCCGCCGGTATCGAAGGAAGAGCCTTGTACAATCGCCCGGTTAGCGGTCATCGCCCCGGCGTTCTGCCGCACCTCCCGCTGACGCTTCTCAGGAAGCACCACCACGCGCTGCACCTTCCACTGCACGATCTGCCACTGCGTCTGGCCGCTGGTCGGGTCCGCCTGGACCTGCAACTTGCGGCGGACCACCACTGTCACGCCATGCTGGCGCTTGTGGACGTACATCGCCAGCCGCATGAAACGATCGTGGATCGGATTGGCCTGGTACATGGCGCTATCCTTCGGGGCACTTGTGTCGCAGGGGGCACTCGAAGCGGTCGCCCAGGGCCTTTTCCAGGCGTTCCATCATGGCCGTGTTCTGCGCGATTACGTCGGTGCAGCGCTCGACCATCGGCAGCAGCACGTCGCGCTGCTCGTCTTCCAGCTTCGTGATGCGGTCGCTCATTCGCAGTTCGCGGAGCCAGTTCTGCCAGAAGAAAAACGCCACCACGATCGCCAGTGGCCCGTACTGTTTCAGTAGCGGCCACAAGTAAGTCATGTCCATGCCGACGCCTCCCTTCAAAGGCCGCCGGGCCGGGATGCCCCCGGCCCGGCGGATTGCACTGCCGACTTAGCCCTGGAGCACGACGCAGAGGCGGTCGTCCAGGACGGCCACACCGGCGAGAATGTCCAGGTTGACCACCGTGCCGCCGTTGGCGATGCTGTACTGCATCGAAACCCGCATGGCGATGTCGTTGTAGACACCGACGTGCGACAGCACGCCCATCGCGTTGTTGGGGATGGCCAGCGGACGGGTGACCAGGGCGATGGCGTTCCGATGGAAGGCCAAGTTCAGTGCGCCGGCCGGGCCGGGATAGCACTTGTCGCCGCTGGCGACAGCCTGCTCCAGCGGCCGATCCACGTAGATCGTCTGCTGGCCGGCGGCCGACAGGTAGGACTCGATCACGGTGTAGGTCACGCGGCCCGCACCGGTGCCGAAGGCGACCAACTGCCCGATTTGCGGGGCAGCGTTCCAGCCGGTCAAGACGATCCCTTCCACGTAGCCCGCGGCGTAGGCGGCACCTGCGACGCACGCCTTGTAGACCGTCAGCGGAGCGCTGGCAGCCGTGGCGTACTTGTTCACCTCGTTCAAGGTGATGGCCGTGGTGGCACCGGTCGCGGTGGTCGCGGCGGTGATGTACGTCGGCTGGTCATTTCCGGCCACGACGGCGAACTCGCCGATGTTCACGGCATAGTCGGCCAAGGTGACGGCCTGCGACCCGCCCGCGCCGGTGGCCAGGGCATTGGTGACGGTGCCCGTGGTGTCGGCATCAGCGTTGGCCAGCGAGGGGCTGTTGACGTTCTGGTCCATGTAGGTGTCGAAGCCCAGAATCCGTCCCAGGGTGGCGCTTTCCAACGCCGTACCGAAGTCGCCGCGCATCTGGGCGGCGATGAACAACTCGTTCTTCAACAGCGCGGTCTCGCTCACGGGAGCAAGCACCAGGTTGCGACCTTCCAGCGGGGCCTTGTTGATGTTCAACTGCTCGCGGGCTTCCAGCACGTAGTCCTTGCTGTTCTGGCAGGACAAGTTGAGCAACCGGCCGACGCGCCCGCTCGGGCCACCGTTGGCCAGGGCCGGGGTCAAAAAGGCATGGACGCGGCCCAGCACGGCGCGGTCCACCGAGCGGGCGATGGTCATCATGCCCGGCCGGAGGTAGATGTCCACCAGGTCTTGGAAGGACTTGCTGGCCTCGCCGTCCTTGATGGTGAAGCTGGTGTAGAACCACTGGTCCAGCGGCACCTTGACGTTCGTGGCCGAGGCATCTTGGTTCTGCAAGGGATCGCCGTCCGCCTTGCGGCGAATCTGGAACGTGCCGGGCCGGCGGGTGTTCACCACGTCGCCGAACTGCCGGATTTCGTTCTCGAAGTCGCGGTGGACCAGGTTGGCGATCACCATGTTCTCTTGGAGGATCGCCAAGCCTTCCGAGGCCCACAGCTCCGGGATGAAGGCGGTGTTGTCGTTGTCGTAAGAGACGACCACCGCGGGGGAGAGGTACAACGGATTCATCGTTTTACTCCGTAGTTGTCAGTTCAAGAAACACAAGAAGCCGCGACGTGCGGCTTCTTGACGACGAACCCCTGATGAATGCGAACTAGCGGCCGAGCTTGCCCTTGGGGGCACGCAATCCGAGCGCAGCAGGGTTCTTCGCTCGGAGTTCCATGTACTGCTCTTGAGTGAGCTTCCGCGGATCGAACTTGCCGCCAGTTCCCGACGCAAGGCCGCCGGTTGCCGCACTCGACCCGATGCCGCTGACGACGCCGGACTTAAAAAGGTTGCCGTAGATTTGCGGCAGGTCCTTCATCCGCTTCACAGCGCTGTCGGGCGTGTGGAGCGTGGCGGTCGGCTCTCCAGTATTGGGATCGGTGTCCGGGAAATCGACCACGACCTTGAACTTCCCCGTGCCTTTGCCCGTCTTCTCGTCCGTGATCTCAATCAGACGGGTCATGGGACGCAACACGGACATGACCGTGTTGACGTTGAACGCCTCGCCGCCGACGGCCGCGTCCTGCAAAGCCCGCTCCACCGTTCCTTCGCGGTAACGCTGCTCCCATTCCTTGGCGGCCTTCTCCGCATTGGTGATCTTGCCAGTGAGCTGCTCTTCGAGTTGCTTCTTCTCGTGAGCCAACTGCTGTTCCTTCGTCCGCGTTTCCTTCCGCAGGTCTTCCAACTGTTGGGCGAACTGCTCGCGCTCTTGGATGGTCAGGTTCTTCGACGCCGACACCTCCTCCAACATCTTCTCGACCCGCTGCACTTGTGCCTGATGCTTGCGCCGGTCATCGGCCAGCATCCGGTTGACATCTTCCTGGGAGAAACGAGCATCGCCCGATCCGGTCCCGGCACCTGCTCCCGCGCCTGACGCAGCCGCGGCAACCGCGCCGGCATCGCCAGCACCCGCGCCGCTTCCGGCACCCGCGCTAGCACCCTCACCCTCGCCGTCGTAAGAAGCCAACACCGCACGCGACAGATAGAGAGGATTCATCACTGTTCTCGCACCCACGCTTAAAGGTACAGACGCCGAGCGTCGTGGTCCGCAGGCATCTCAAAGCCACGGCCTTAGAATGGGCCGCCGTGTTGGCCCAGCAATGGAGCCCATCAGCCGGGCTACGAAACTCGCGACAACCTCACCGCCTGGTCGTCGCGCAGGAAAGGCCTCAAGAGCGACCATGCCAGCGGATTCGGCACGAGGTTGATAAGGTGTTCGATCGGCACCATGTTCCGCTCGTAGTGCGTGCGAACCTCGGCGTAGCCTTGGGCCGTGACGGAAAGGTTCTCCAACTCCATCTGCGGGTCTACGCCGTCCAGCAGACTGTAGGCCAATTCGTACTCGGCCCGGCGGATGGCCTCGGGCACAATCGTGTCCGCGCCGCGGGGGAACTCCAGCTCTTGGCTGGCATCCGCCGCACGCTCATCTTGCCGATATTGCTCCGCCTTCTCCCGATCGAATGTGCCATTGGTAGGATCACGCCAAGGTGGCAGCGTTTGTTGGCGAAAAAGCCAGACCGAATGCTTTTCCCCTTTGAAGGCCAAGTTGTCGATCAACCGCCGGGCCGCCAACAAAGCCTTTGGCCAATCCGCGTCGTCGGCGTCATTCCAGGCTTGCGAGTGCAGCCGGCCGGCAAAGTAGTCTTCCGCTTCACCAAGGTCGCCGTAATACGTTGCGTCAATCGCCATGTGATACCTGCTTCAGCCAGTCAAGCTGCGTTCGCTCTCGCTCCACGTACCAGCCGCCTTTCCAGAGGTCGGAAAGCATCTGGAAATACTCTTGGTAGCGCCAACGCACGCGATCCAGGCTGTAGTTGGCCACAGACCGCCGATGAACATCGCTCCGGTCCAAGCGTGGCGCGTGACGCGCCGCAAAAAGGAAGTGGTCCAGCGTTCGACAGCGAAACCCGGTCCTGCCGTGCTCCACGGTCTCGGGAAACGCGCCCCAATCAGTCGTGATGGCCGGCGTGCCCGTCATTTGGGACTCAATCGCTACCGCGCCGAAGGGCTCGATATACGTGGTGGGGACAAAAGTGGCGATCGCGCCGCCGTAAAGCTCCGCCCGCTTCGCACCGGTGGCGAAGCCGACGTACTCCAAGTTGTCGCCTTCGTAGACCTCGCCGTCCGCACAATGGATACGGTTGCCCTCGACCTTGACGCATCCCTGCCCGGCGATCTTCAGCTTGGCTCCCAGCCGCGTGCAGGTCTCGACGGCAATGTGGATGCCCTTCCGCTTGATGAGGCGGCCGAGGTAGAGATAGTAGCCGCCCCGGCCGCCGTCCGGCTGGAAGGGGTAGTCGGCCGGGTTCAAATAGTTGGGGATCACCACGTCGTAGAATTTGCCCTCCGGGTCGTAGCCGCCCTCCGCCCCCCAAATCTTGTGCATGTGGCTGTAAGACTCGAACACGCGGTACTTGGCGAAGGTGCCGTTGTAGCCGATGCCGTACTCTACCACCATCACGTCCGTACCCACGGCGTTGGCCAGAGGGATGTTAATGGTGCCCATGATAAGGCACACGAAGTCGCCCGGCCGCTTGCGCTTGTTGATCTCGGCCGCAGCCCGCTCATTGGTCAACTGCCAGTAGGGTGCCCGGCCGCTCCAATCAACCTCGTAGAGGGCATCGGGATTATACCTGCCAAAGAACCCCTCCTGCTCGGCCTTGGAGAGGATAGTCACGTCTTCGACGCAGCAATCGGCGACTTCGCTCCCCTCCACGCCGTAGTGGAAGACCTCGTGGCCGAGGGATGCCATCATCTGGCAGAAGTGCAAGACCTTCATCGTGAAGGCGCAGGCCGAATGACTCATGTTCGTCTGCGTATGCGGCAAGGCAACCACGTGGAATCGCATGGCTTTCCCTCTAGGTTCCGAATTTCAGGTACAGGGTCTTCAGCGCCCAAATCGCGTCCTGCCACACCGTCGTGCCATTCACCCGGCGGTGCGGTCAGCTTGCTCTGGACTAGCCCTTGACCTTCACGTAGGAAAAGTGCGCCACCCAATTGACCGTGTACGTGGAAACCCCGCCGACCGAAAGTTGCAGGACCGAACTGTTGTTGACCAATCCCAAAACGTTGTAGTTGACGCCGTTGTAAGAGGTGTAAACCCAAACGGGTACCGCGAGCGTAACCACGCCGTTCAGGATATGAGCGTTTGCGCAACCGTAGCCGTGATAGTAGCCGATGTTCGACGTGCCGATGATTCGGCCAACCAGATGGATGAAGATAGAAATCGTACTCGTAGTCTCGGCCGTAATGGGCAGTCCTGGTGCCAAATAGACGGTCGCCGCATTCACGGATTGACCCTGGCAGACAATCTCTCCATGCACAGCGTCACCGGCAGTTGCAATCTGTCCGGTACATGCGACAGTCTGGCCATTCATGGTCGTTGTTGCGCCAGGACCAACTGCCACCCGCTGGGGATACAAGGTGGTGCCGTCAAACGTCAGGTTCGCGCTGTCGGTCACCGTGCTCGCCGATGCGGCATAGATGACTTGGCCTGCCGTCAGACCCGACAAGCCGGGTCCAGCCGGTCCCGTGGCTCCCGTCGCACCAACGCCGCCCGTGCCCCCAGTCGGCCCTGTGGCCCCCGTCGCGCCGACACCACCTGTTCCACCAGTAGGCCCCGTGGCTCCCGTCGCGCCGACGCCACCCGTACCACCGGTCGGTCCCGATGGTCCAGTCGCGCCGACACCGCCGGTGTTGCCTTGCGGGCCACTCGGTCCAGTCGGTCCCGTGGCCCCCGGCTGTCCGGCTAGTCCGATGTTCCAATTTGCGTAGGTTCCTGAGCCACCTGTGAGATCGGCAGTGAGGGTGAGTGTCCCGGCAGAATAGGTAGTCACCACTCCTTCCAACCAATTGGACGGAGTGGTCACATAAGAAACCCGCACTCGGTCCCCTGGCAGGTATGCCAGGCCAGATTGCGTTGCAAAACCAATGCTTCCAGTTCCAATCGTGTGGGAAGTTGTGGAGGTGGCGGTATAGCCAGCTCCCGTCGCTCCCGTTGGTCCGGTAGCACCTGTCGCACCAACGGCCCCGCTGCTGCCAGCAGTACCCTGCGGCCCACTTGGGCCGCTCGGTCCAGTCGCGCCCGTGGTTCCAACGCCGCTCGGCCCGGTCGGTCCCGTAGCACCTGTCGCGCCTACGGCACCGTTGCTGCCGGCCGTTCCTTGCGGCCCGCTGGGGCCGCTCGGTCCAGTCGCGCCCGTAGTTCCAATGCCGGTCGGCCCGGTCGGTCCCGTAGCGCCTGTCGCGCCTGTCGCGCCTACGGCCCCGTCATTTCCAGCAGCGCCTTGCGGCCCGCTGGGGCCACTCGGCCCAGTCGCGCCCGTGGTTCCAATGCCAGTCGCTCCGGTCGGGCCTGTAGCGCCTGTCGCGCCCACGGCCCCGTTGCCCCCAGCAGTACCTTGCGGCCCGCTGGGGCCACTCGGCCCCGTCGCGCCCGTGGTTCCAATGCCAGTTGGCCCGGTCGGTCCCGTAGCGCCTGTCGCGCCAACAGCCCCGTCATTTCCAGCAGCGCCCTGCGGCCCGCTGGGGCCACTCGGCCCAGTCGCGCCCGTGGTTCCAACGCCAGTCGGCCCGGTCGGTCCCGTAGCGCCTGTCGCGCCAACAGCACCATCACTTCCAGCAGCGCCTTGCGGCCCGCCCGGGCCACTCGCCCCAGTCGCGCCCGTGGTTCCAATGCCAGTCGGCCCGGTCGGTCCCGTAGCGCCCGTCGCGCCAGCGGCCCCATCGTTACCGGCAGTTCCTTGCGGCCCGCTGGGGCCACTCGGCCCCGTTGCGCCCGTGGTTCCAATGCCAGTCGGCCCGGTCGGTCCCGTAGCACCCGTCGCGCCAACAGCACCGTCATTTCCCGCAGCGCCCTGCGGCCCGCTGGGGCCACTCGGCCCCGTTGCGCCCGTGGTTCCAATGCCAGTCGGCCCGGTCGGTCCCGTAGCACCCGTCGCGCCAACAGCACCAGCGCTTCCCGCTGGCCCTGTCGCCCCCGTTGGGCCTGTTGCGCCGACCGGTCCCGTCGCGCCTGTCGCGCCCGTTGGTCCTGTCGCGCCATTGCCCCCGCTTCCGCCAGCACCCGGCCCGCTGGGGCCTGTCGGACCTGTAGGCCCAGTAGGGCCTTGCAATCCTGGATTCTCGTAATCGAATTGCATCACAGCGACCTCACGGTGCAAAAGCGTACCAACTCAAGCTCCCGCTCGCATCGGACTTCAAGCACCAAAACTGATTGACACCAACGGGTGCGGGAGGCAAGCCCACGCTCGGACCTGTTGCACCCGTAGCGCCCTTCTCGCCGACAGGCCCACGGGGGCCTGTTGCCCCGGTCGCACCTGTGGGCCCGGGATCGCCCTGGTCGCCCGCTGCTCCTTGTAGCCCTTGTGGACCGGACGGACCGCAGGGACCGGTCGAGCCAGCCGGGCCGGTGGCACCGGTCGGGCCACCGACCGGACCGGTCGCACCTGTTGCGCCTGTAGGACCAGACGGGCCAGTCGCACCCGTTGGGCCGCCGGATGGCCCACTAGGGCCCGTTGCACCCGTGGGGCCTGTGGCACCGACCGCCCCATCACTTCCCACTGGACCTGTCGCGCCCGTTGGTCCTGTTGCGCCGACCGCCCCATCGCTTCCAGCGGGTCCTGTCGCACCAACGGCCCCAGCGTCTCCTGTGGGGCCTGTTGCTCCGGCAGGACCAGTCGCACCGACAGGACCGGTGGCACCTGTTGCCCCAACTCCGTCATTGCCCGGTGCGCCACTTGGCCCAGCGGGTCCGGTGGCACCCACAGGTCCCGTGGCACCCACAGGGCCAGTGGCCCCCTGCGCGCCGGTGGGACCCGTCGCGCCGAGGCGACCCTGCGGCCCTGTTGCGCCGACTGGGCCGGTTGGACCCGTGGGGCCGCCCGATGGACCACTCGGCCCTTGGGGGCCCGTTGCACCGGTCGGATCAGCATAGATGAATGCCACGGCTAGACTCCCATCCAGGCCAAGTCTTGATTGGAGCTTTGTGAAATCACATAAATCTGCGAGGGGTCCTCAATGGGCAGGTCGATGCTGCTGCCTGGCAGAAGCGGCACACCACCTGTTCCCACCGCCGCATCTGCCGTGACCGCCTTGCGGCCGACAAAAATCACGTCCGTGTTCGGATTCAGGTCATTAGGACCCGGAGCCCGCAGCAAAATGCCCCGGACCAATTTCATCGACAACGGTGTCAAGGGCACTGCCACCGGACCAACCACCGTATGCCCATGTTGCAACGCGGACGATGGCGAGGTTTCTTTGACTTCCCACATGGCTATTCCTCTTGATTGTGCTTGCCCTGGCCGCGCACGGGCGTCTTGGTCGTGTCGTTGAGAGTGGTGTCGCGGCTGGCGGCCTTCTCCACCTTGCCCGCGCCGGGGTTTGCCGAGAGATCGTGGACGCCACGCGCGCCGGCGTCGCTGTTCATCTGCCCGACCTCGTTCAAGGCCGTGGATTCGGAGCCAGCCAGTTTCTCGGTAGCCGGATCGCGGCTGGTGGCCCCGGTGGTCTCGGTGCCCAATTGGCCGCCTCTTTGCTGGGCCTGCAAAATCCGAATCGCCCTGGCCGCATGGTCCGCGCGGGCCTGGATGTGCTCGTCGTCGTTGAAGCCCAGGGCCATTGAGCCGGTCTTCTCGCCGCACAGACCGGCCTCGACCGCCGCAATGATGGTCGTGGGGTCGCTGGTGGCGTAGGGGGCCTTGTCGATCTCATCGAAGATGGCTTGCATGTCGCTGACGCTGATCTTGCCTCCCAAAAGCGCCAAGACGATGTTCTTTGCCAGCTCGCGTTTAACCTTCTGCCCGGGCACGGCGTACATCAACTTGACCAGGCTTTGGGCTTCCGCAATCCGATCGGAATCCGTCTTCAGGCTGTAGCGGTCGGGATATTTGATTGTGGCGACGTTCCGCTGCGAAACGTTTCGCTCTTCGTAGGCCGCCCAGAACTCGGCAATCTGCCGCTCGGCCGCCTCCAGGACCAAACCGATGTAGGACAGACCGGCTTCAAGCCCTTGGTTGTCCATCGACTTCGATTCCGCCGTGGCCCGGTTCGCCGTGTCTGCGACGGCCAGATGGATCAGCTTGCGGATGCCGTCCTCCAGCTTGGCTTGCAGGTCCATCGACGCCTTTAACGGTTCGCTCGACGGGTTGATGAACGAGGGAGCGTTCATCCCCTTGTCGTAGGTCCGGCCCTGAGTCACTCCGACCCGGATGTCATTGTCGGCACCAGGCTGTCCGCCCGTCGTCGCCGTCCCGTCTTCGCCCACGGAACTCTTTAAGTGGCCGCCCGTGGCCCGCTGGTCCTTTTGCTCGATATAGAAGGGGAAGTTGGCCTTGAGGGCGTAATTCACGTCGCCCGAGCCCAGGTTCAAAAGCGCGATCTGGTGCTGGATTGCGCCGCTACCCCAATAACAGAAGAGGGGCTAGAGAAGGGCGTTTGCGGCCATAATTCCACGGTCCCGCCGATCAGATGGCAGCGACGGCGCTTGCGGCGGTCGGTCGTTTCCCACCGGCAGGTGATGCGGTAGACGAATTGCTGGAGCACGTCGCGCACGATGGCCGGGTCTGAGTTGCCGAGCCGTTGGCCGATGGTCCACACCTGGTCGGCAATCCGCTCCGCCTCGGCGTCCAGGTCCGCCGCGTCGGTCAGCTTGCCGGCTTCCGCCAGTTGGGCTTTAACCTGTTCCCGCTCGGCTTGCACCAGCGATAGTTCCTCCACCAATTCCTCGGCGTCCAAGGTGCGAATCGCCTTGACCAGCCGTTTGACTTCCTTCTCCAAGTCGGCCGCCCGCTTCTCCAAGCGGGCCGAGTCCCGGCGGTTGGCCTTCGGTTCAGCCTTGAGTTGCTTTTTGACTTCCTGGACCAGGGCGTCCCGGCCCGGTCCCAGATAGACCTCTTGGAGTTTTTTGGTGAGCCAACCGAGGACCAGGGCCGCGTCCACGGGGTTCCGGCCGCACGCGCTGGTGGGACCATTGTGGTTGGAGTAGGTCGAACAGGTGTACTGCATGTATTCGTACCGGCGGCCCTTGACCTTGACTCGCGTCGCGGCCCCATACATGGGCTGGCCGCAATGCCCGCAGTAGATCAGCCCGGACAGAGGATACTCGGCCCTGCGTTTGCGTTGGAATCCCCGCGGCCTCGGCAGCTTCGTTTGCACCCGATTGAAGAGGGCCACGGAAACGATGCCTTGATGGGCACTCTCCACGCGGATGGCGTCGGGCACAAGTTTCTTGCGTTGTTCGCGTCGCTTGCTGCTGCGGGCGCTGACAACGATGTCTCCCCCCTGCATTTCGTGGTACTTGCCGCTGGCAGTTGTACCCCATAGGCTTGTGCCGGCATAGGCGCGGTTCTGGAGCACCCGGGTCACGCTGCACAGGTTCCAGCCGCCGCCGGGAGCGGGAAAACCCTTGGCCTCCAACTCGCGGGCAAGCTGCCGACGGCTGAGGTCCGCGGTGTCGAAGCGATTAAAGGCGTACTTCACCGCGTCGATCTTCCCTTGATCGGTGCATGGCAGCAGACGAATCTGATGGCCAGGCAGATGAGCGCGCTCGCCGAGTTGCAGCCGGCGGACCAGTTTGCCGGCCGGATCGAACAGACCCCGGTCCATTGCGAAGATCGCCCGTCCGCCGTTGTGGCACCCGGTCTTGGCAACAGCGATCCGGCCCCGCAGCGACTTGGCGCTCAATTCCAACAGATAGTCATTGGATGCCTTCTGGTTGATGAAGAGCAGGAGTTGCTTGGCGAAGTCCTCCAGGTCAATGCGGCCTTCGCAGCAAGTAATAAGCCCGACGCCCGCCTTTCGCAACTGATTGTAGAAGCCGATGGCGTCCATCGGGTTTTCTCGGGAAACCCGATTGGTGTGCCAGGCCAACACCATCTTGAATGAGCCGATCTTCGCGCCAGCCAGCAGGGCGGCCAGTCCGGGGCGCGCGTCGGTGCCACTGTCGCCGGTGATGGCTTCGTCCGTGAACCACTCGACCACCTGGCAGCCTTCGCGGGAGGCCAGTTTGGCGATTTCCGCGCGCTGTTCGGCGGGGGACTTTTCTTGTTGCCGGCCCGACATGCGAATGTACCCGGCCGCCGGGGTCAGTTTTGCGTGTGACATTGTTGCATCATCCAGGGGGCTGCGGGGTCCAAGGGCAACTCCTTTAGCATCATCGGCGATCCGTCGTTTGTCAACTTCTGCCGCCGGTCCATGTCGATTAGCAGCCGCGCCAGGGCTGGCAGCACGTTGCGGGGCGGAACATCGGATTTCGTGACAAACACAGGAGTAATATCGGAGGCGATGGTCATAGGGTGCAATCTCACGGTGTGGTTCAGATCGGGACGCCCGAGAAGAAGCCGTGTGGGCCGGTTGGTGGGCGTCAGGCGGTCTTCGTCGCCAGATACTTTCTTGCGTCCACGAGTCGCCTGAAGGTGTTTGCTTTGGACGGCCACAATGCCACCGGGCCGGGCCGGATGAAGCCGGTGGAGGTCTCGGCCGTGACGACGATTTTCCGAATCCGGTGCCGCTGGGCGCGGCGGTCGAAAACGACTTGATAGGCGCGCATTGCGTCTCCCTCCAGAAGTTGCCGGCTGCCCTGATGCGGAACATGGGGCAACGGATTGCAGCCCACCAGCCGGCGGCGCGTTGAATTGCCTCCACCACGGACACGTCTGGCAATCGAGGCAGGCTATTCCGCCGAAAGATTCGATGCGTCTTGGTGTGATAAGAAGACCCGCAAGGCGACGATCCTTGTCGCCTTGTGGGTAGGCGAGACTGACTAACGGCCGAACTTGCCCTTCTTCGGGGCCCGCAATCCCAGCAGCTCGGGGTTCTTTTCCCGAATCTCCATGTACTGCTGCTGCGTCAGCTTCCGCACATCAATCTTGCCGTTGCCGCTGGGCGTGCCGCCGCCACTGCCGGACCCCACGCCGCTGACCACGTTCGCACGGAAGAAATTACCCCACTGATTGGGCTGTTCTTTCATCCGCTTGGTCGCCTCGTGCGAACTCAGTTCGCGCGTCACGGCCGCGCCCGATTCGTCCCGGTCGGGAAAATCGACCACCACCTGGAACTTGCCGGTCGGCTTACCGGTCTTCTCGTCGGTTACCTCCACCGCGCGGGACAAGGGGCGGAGTTGCCGGACGAACTGATCGATGGAGAAGGCATCGGCGCGATGGGCGGCGGTAGCCAACTCGCCGTCGATCAAGGAATCCTTGTACTTGGTCTCCCACGCCTTCCGATCATTCTCCGCCTCCTTGACGCGCTTTTGCATCTGTTCTTCGAGTTGCTTTTTCTCGTGGGCCAATTGCTGTTCCTTGGTCCTCTTCTCCGACTCCAAGGCTTCGAGTTGCTGCTGCAACTGCTCGCGCTCCTGCACGTCTAAGTTCTTGCTGGCGGAGACACGCTCCAGCGTTTGCTGGATTTGGTCGATCTTGGCTTGGTGCTTCCTCCTGTCCTCGCCGAGCAACCGGTTGAGATCCTCTTGCGTGAAGCGACGATCGGCAGGATTGGCCGGCGGTTGAGTCGGCTTGGGCACCGGAGCACCGGCTGCGCCGTCGGCATTCTCGCCGTCGTAGGAAATCAACACCGCGGGGGACAAGTAGAGAGGATTCATCAACACACCTCTTGGAAAAAAGCCCGCAGGAGACTGGAATGCTTCGTGAGCAACTGCGGTCTTGCCACAAAGCGGAATTGATTCGATCACTTTCGCGCACGTGCCGCACGCCGGCTCTCGCGCTTTGCCGCCGCCACGCGGCTTGCGTGCGCGGCCTTCTCAGCCGCAATCGCGGTCAACTGTTTGCTGTAGTCGGAGCCGGCTGTGGCCGTGACGGTCTTGTCGGTTGTTTTGGCTTGGAGGCTGTTCATTTCAATTACACCTGTCGAGAACTCGCATGGCGGGACAAACCACATACTGCTTGGTGGCCCTCTCTGATTTATCCATTCGCGCTTTGTCGGCAACACGCTTGGCTTGCGCCGCTTGCGACTTTGCAACACCGCGAATTACACGGTCAAGTTTGGTTTCGGACATATTGTTCTCCTGATGCTGGAAGCTTGCGGGTCTTCACCGTGGCCGGCGAACACGACCAAAGCACTCAGGTCGATTACGGCGCAGAACGATCAGCAATTGTTCACCGTCCGCGACACTCGTTGCGTGAACTAAATATGAGACAATAAGCTCAACATCTCGCGCTCCCGCCTCCTTGGCCATTCTCTTTGCGTTGTTCAGGCTTAGGCGTTCTGGGTTGACCCTTGAGCGTGGCCGCGATTCGGAGTCGGTCGTAATCATTGATGTCGTCATGCACTTCCCTTTCTGGGCCGGCAACGCTTGCGCGAAGTTGCGAGCCGTGTAAGTTGTGCTTGGCACAATAGTTTGCGAAACAGTCTTCACAACAATGGTCGTTCGCGTAGCAAGGATGGATCGGTCAGCCGCACGCGCAGACGGCCGCGAGCGCGGATATCATGGAGGGCCTCCTGAAGACAGAACCCGAGGCCGCGCAGTTGGTGGGCGGCCCCGGGGAGCATCAACGCGACCCAGTGGATTAGGGACCGCGGTGCTCTTTATTCGAGCGTCTGCGCCACCACCTGGGCTGGTGGCGCGGAAATGGTTGCAATGGCTGTAGGGGCCGGCAGCGCTGGCAATTGCCCGGTCGAACGGAACTTTGCAAATTCGAGACTGAAGCGTGACTGAAACTCGTCAATGATTCCATCGGCCAGGCCGGGCGGCAGCCGCTCGCTGAGAATCTGCCAGAGCAACACACCGGTCCAATTCATCAAGACCCTCAATTGGTCAGCCGAAATCAAGCTCCGCTGGTCTTTCTCGATTGAATGTTGTCGCTCGGCAATCCGACCGATTAAGCCAGCGACTTGCGCCGCCACGGGACTGCCCGCCGCCGCCAGCTCTTCGCAAATCAACCTTGTGAGCTTCAGCTCCGCGCTGAGATCAGTCGTCGCGTCGATCGTCTTGAGCCGCTCGGCACGCGGTCCATCGGGAAGAACGTAGTCCATTTCACACCTCACGGATTCTCTCGAAAACGCTCCTGCCGACCTCAAAACCGGGATGCAATTGCGCGAATTCGTACCGCAGCCCTTCGACCGAAAGGCCGGCCAGCCCCGGCGTCACAGCCAACCAATCCCGAACCACCTTGTCACGGAAATCCAAAAGCAAAGCATCCAGCATTGTTCGGCAATAACGGTCAAGCTTCGGTTGTGCTCTCGGACCAAGGAGGCCGCCCAACGCGCGGTCGATCGCTTCGCCCCGCAAATCAAAGACCGTCCGAAGCACTCGCCGTGCCTCAGGCAAGGGCGCTCGCCGCCAGCGGTCCCCATCCTTGATTTCCCAACCGGCGAAGGCATCCTCTGCATACATGGGGCGGACACAATCTGCCGGCTGCTTTGGCGGTTTATAGGATCGCGCGTAGGACCGCATGTCGTCCAAGAGTCGTTGCAAGTCGTCGTCCAGCGTAATCAAGGTTGCTTCTCCTGTAGTTGTGTGCGGCGCACTCGCCGAAACTCATGCAGGGCGTTGTCACTCAGGCAGCAGCGGAAGCGGGGCCCGGCTGCCTCGATTCCCGCCGTCAATAGCGCGCCGCGCATGTGCTCGTTCGTAATGGCCAAGCCGGAGACGACCTGGCACGGAAATCGCAGTTCGGATACCAAGCGTGCGCGACGAATCGGAACGAGACTGGTCTTGATCCATTCGAGCATGGCCGCTTGATCTTCGGTTGGCAGAGCGTTGAACGCAGCGCACGGGTCAGGTGTGTTCAGCGGATGGTCGATCCCCTCGACCAGAACGAACCTGCGAAAGTCGTAGAGCTTCTTCGACTTTGTGTCAGCCGCCAGATAATAGGCTGCGCCGTACTGATTTCGATGGTGAAGGGTGTAGCCGGCTTGGGCCATCGCCGCCTCAAGGTCGGCTGTCGTGATCTCGACTCCCAAATCACGGGACGCCTGCCGTGCCAGGATGTGGGACGCGAAACGGTGTGGTTCGTCGGCAGCGGCGAACGCCCATTTGATCCAATCGTGTATCGTCATGCTGACACCTCCGCGAGTCGAAACCCCTCGTAAGTCCGTCCGGCCTTCTTGATTTCGACCGGAACGAGCAACTCGTCATTGACCAAGTAATCGAATACGCACAACGTTGCGTGATCTCGACGCAGCTTCGACGTGTCAATGATTACCTGCTTGGTTTCCCCGGCCGGGAAGTTTTTCGCAGTGGCCAACAGACGATCCCGGATTGTACTGGCCTTCTTCTCGGCGCGGGCCTCGCTGGGGGACGCCAATGAGACGTTCCAGGAAGTTGGTCGATTGTCCACGATGCCTTCGTCGATGTCGGCCGCCCACAGCATGGAATGGCCGGCGGAGCCTCCGATGCTCAGCCACAACTTGTGCAGACCAGTGCCCGGCGTGTACATCTCGCGTCGCCCGATCAAAATCCATTGTCGGCAAAACTCCGCGAAGCCTGACCAACTCAAATCGTCCAACTCGCGCGGCTCATAGTCGGAAGCGTTCTTGACTTTGCCTTGTTTGCGGAGGTGATGCGCCAAGATCAAGCAGACACCGCGATCGCGGCAAATCTGGCTGATTCCCCGCAGTTTGTCGCCTTGGGAAAAAATGTTGCCAGCATCCACACCGCTCATGCAGAGGTACGTCGGGTCGATCGCCAAGACCTCGCAGCCGGTCTCCTCGATCAAACGCTCAACACCGTCCAGATGTTTCTTGTCGCCGAACCACGGCAAAAAATCGGAGAGCCACAGATTCTTGATTGACGGGAGAGACAAGTCCCGTGATTTGCAGACCCGCTGTGCTGTCCGTCGCAGCGTTGCGAGCCCTGATTCCCCACTAAGCAAGACGGCCTTGCACTCTCGCGTGACTGCCAGCCTGCCGAGAAACGCTGTGCCGGTCGCTAGCGAAATCAGCATGTCAACCAACAGCGAAGTCTTGAGCGTCTTCTTGGGCCCACCTACAATGCCCGGCTGCCCTTTGACCAGGGTGCCTTCGATCAGGTACTCCTCCTCGTACTCTGTCGAGTCAAGCGTCTGGCAGGTCAGCAGCGAAATTTGCAGCCGGGAATCCTTCTTGGCTGGCTGTGCCGCGGGTTGCTCCGCCGACTTCACCGCCGGTTCTGCTGGCTGTGCCGCGGCCGGCTTCTCCACTGTCTCCGTTGCGACGTCTGGCAGACCCCAGGTCGTCATAGTGACCATTTCGTCGTCTGGCCGCGCGGGAATGGTCGCCGAGGCGAAGCCCTTGTTGTTCGCGTGCCAGCAGAGGGCCTCGCCCTCCGGCGTCTTATTAAAGCGCGTAAGTGACCAGCCGCCGTCTTCTCTGGGGTAGGCCCAGCAATTCCCGTTGCTCGGATGGCGGCCCGGCGAGGTGGACGAATAGTCACATCCAGGGCGAGTGGCCTTGACAAGCGCCTCGAAACCTTTGACGTGAGCCAGCAACCGCGGGCCGTCGATTGCGGCGATGAAGCCAGCCGCCTGCATCACGTCGATATCTTTGTGGTGCTCGGCTGTGAATACTGCGTCGGGTTCCGAAGCGGGCTGCGGGTGGAACTCAGGGACCGTGATCTCGGGCGGTGCTTGCGTGGGTTCCACGATTACCTTGAAAGCGTTTTCCGGCAGATCGCCTGGTGCCCAGAAGTAACCGACCTGATTGCTGCACAGGTACTTGCGAAAGTCAAAGTCGGCGTCCTTGCAAAGTCGATCAAGGATGGCGTTGATGTTGTGGGTGTGCTGTTCGCCGGTCACGGCCGGCAAGGGCTGGCACGGAGCGATTATGTGGAAACCACGGCCGCCTTTTGAGTACCGGACCCAGACCCAGCCGGCCCGCCGTGCCGCCTCGATTACTTCGTTGAGCGTGGCCTGGTCGTGACCGTCCCCGTGGCCATTCTCGCCGATCTTCGCGGCGTCGAAATCACCGATGCCGAAGATCGTCTGGAGGGCCAACCAGTCCCACCCCGTTGTACCGACCAAACCCAGCCGGCGGTACAAAGCCGCCTCGGAGGGGATCGACTCGCCGCCAAACACCGGGCTGGTGTTGCGGTCGGCGGGTATTCGCCGCATCCAGCCGTCAAGCTCGAAGACGTACTCCATGCCATCGGTCAACAGACCAGTCACCACGGAATCCCGCGGGTGGGCTCGCAGCACCTTCGGCAACAATTCAACAAGCGTCCCTGACATTAGTACCTCGCTGACCCATCAAGGGAAATAACCGGGACAGACGACGGGCGGGGCCGCCCCGGTCAAAGAACCGAACGTTTACACGCAAAACAATCAGTGTGAGGGGGTATCGTCTATGAGTGCAGGACTACTTGCAAAAGTCAGGATGCTTGCGCAACTACTCGATCGTGATCGCAACAAACTGGCACAGAACGACTTGCGACAACGAGTGATTTTGAATAGTCAATATGGAGGGATATCGCGTGTGAGTGCAAGGGGGTTTTACACCGCCTCGCGGACTGCGATGTCACAAGTTACTTGCACGTCAGTAGTTAGCAGCGTTGAGCAAGCGTGCGCGCTCGTTTGCACCAACTATGCACTTCTTAGGGAGATCTCGTGCAGTGCGTTGCAGCCCCTTAAGGGGCTGCACGCACGAGAACTCCCCACGTTTTGACCTTCCATTGGTTGCCTCCAAAAGTCACCAGAGCGGACCCGCAAGAGCCCAGATTCCAGGTGTAGGCACATCGCGGTCATGGATACTGGCGTGTGGGTGACGGCTACCAGCAGCCTGCGGGTTGTCGTCTTCCGCCGGCGCAGACCACGATCGCAAAAGATGGTATGTGTGGGTGGTATATATCAGGCCGTGGTGACGAGCGTCACGCCGATTGAATAAGTTGTCGCCCTACGTCAAGCGTCGTCCCGGCCACCTCCACAAGTTGGTAGCCTGCCCGGCCAAGCTCCGCGAGGAAGACGCTTCGGCCGATGGGACCGACTGAATGTTCGTAGGCGACTCGCAACCGAGCCACGCTGACGGCCACGCCCGGCCGCTCGACGGTTGCCGCCTTGATGAACTCACCGACGTTTGCTTCTTGGAGGGTATTCATGGTCGTCTCCTGGTGCAGTGTCCAATATTACTAAAGCGTTTTTCCCCGGTTTTGTCCCACGCGGTGGTCCGTTTTTTTACCGATTTCCGCGAGGTACTCGACGTAACGTCTCCTGATCGTCTCGACCGTCCTCTGGACGGTCGATCGCGCGACGCCAAACACATCCGCAGTCTCGCGTCGGGTATGCCCTTCCGCCAAAATCGCAACGACTCGGCGCTGCGTGTCGGTCCCACAAACGTGCAACAACGCTGCGGTGGTTTCCCTCGCTGCTTCTTCTGCGTCGCGTCTTGAGTTGAATTGCCTGCCCGGCCA